GGATTACCTCCAGCTCCTGAGTACTCGCCGACCTCTACGAGACTACGGCCATACGCTAGCCCTCCCTCAGCTAGTTGTGGAACGTCTGAGAAAGCCATTTTAACACTACCCACAGCAGCGGCTATAAAGGCTGGTATAGTGAGCCCTCCGCTAGCTTGGTTAGCTACGTTTTTAGAGCTTGCTGCGTTGGTTATGGCGTGAGCTATAGCTTCACTTATTAAAGTCTTTAAAATAGCCTTACCCATAGCCGTCAAACTATCTACAAAATTCTCACCATCTACTATTGCATTTGCAAAAACATCCCCAATCTGTTGCCCTAAGTTAGAGAAAGCTGTCGTAGTGAATTGTAAGCTTTCAGTTAATGTATCTACAGAAGTTTTGACTAGAGATACTGCTCCTGGAGCTTGGCTTAGTTTAAATAATAGCCGGTCTATTTCATTAGCAAATATTACTACTTCTTTAGTAGCGTCTTTCGTACCCTCTGAGCTGCCTAATAATCCTCCTCCACTTTCTATATTATTATTTACATCTATTAATCTATTACCAGCATCTATAACCCTTTGAAATTCGTCTCTATAAGCTCTTATATCTTTGAGCTGGTTCCTAGCTCCCTCTCCTACAAAACCTCCCCTGTCTGCTATAGCTTGCTGTATTCTTTTTATCTCCTCGTCTGCTTCCTGTACTCTTAAAGCTGCGAACTCCATAGACTCAGCTATCTCTTCAGCTCCAGCCCCTGGGCTCACTTGCGCTTCTATCTCTAGCTGTGCTTTGTTTAGATCCTTTAAAGCTGTCTCTACTTTTTTAATCTCTTTACTCGCTTTACTCGCTTCCCTAGAAGTATCTAAGAATAGTAATGAGATAGCTGAGATAGCTACAGTAGCTGCTAATATCTGAGGCATCGAAGTAGCAAAAGCTATCCCGATTAATTTAATACCCGCAATAATTTTAGGTATAGCAATAAGCAATGGACCTATAGTAGCAACTAGACCAGCTATTACTAATATGTTTTTTTTAGTTTTATCAGAGAGCTCTGTAAAGCCTTGCGCTAAACTTATAACATTATCTAGCACTCTGTTTACAGCTGGTAGCAACTCTTCAGCTAGCGCTGCGCCCGCTAGTTTTAAGTTGTCTAGGGCTGTACTAAACTTTCCTGTAGCTGTTTCTGAGAGCTGCTCCATAGCTCCGTTAGCCATACCTCCCTCTTCATTGAAGCTCTTAAGAGTAGCATTGAACTGCTCAACGCTTACAGCTCCAGCTCCTAGCTCTGAAGGTAGAAGCCCAGTAGCATCTGAAAGCGCCTTAAAGATTGGTATGCCTCTCTCTGCTAGTTGGTTCAAGTTCTCTAGCTCTACCTTCCCCTTTGCATTTACCTTAGCGAAGATAGCCGCTATCTCGTTAATGGGTTGGCCTGTTGTGGCTGCTATATCTCCTAAGAATTGAAGCTGCTCGTTTACCTCGCTTATCTTAGTACCTGAAGCTATAAGCTGACGAGCTGAAGTAGCAACCGCTTCTATCTGGAAGGGAGTCTTAGCTGTAAACTCATTGAGCTGCTCCATCATGTCAGCCGCTTGCTTCGCTCCTCCTGTAAGAGAGATAAAGCTTACCTCCATCTTCTCTAGGTCTGCTGCGCTCTTTATAGCCATAGCCCCTACTCCGAGAATAGGCAGCGTTATGGCTTTAGTCATCTGAGTACCTAGAGCAGTAAAGTTAGAAGTCATTGACCTCATGTTACGCTGTACTTTACCGAGGCTCTTATTTAGATCCCTTGTATCTGCTCCTATACGTACTACTAAATCACCTAACTTTGCCATTTACTTTCTATTTTTCACCAAGCTTTGAAGCATCCTTCGCCCGTCTAGCTGTGGCTTATTCTTATGCGCTGCTTTCTCCCAAGGGAAGACAGCTAAATCTTTTGGGGTGATCTTCGCCCCTTTTTTAGTGTGTACGTTTAAGAGTAGAGCTGTCTGCCATCTGGTACGCTCCCAGTCTGAGCGCTCCCTGATCTCTTCGCTTTGTCTCTTTCCTCGTACAGCGTTGCCGAGCTCCTCGAATGTTAAAGAATAAAGGGCTGCTGGGGATAAGCCTAATAGACCTAGCCCCAGCTCCTCTATCCTGTTCCATGTCAAGGGATCGCCTTTATCTTTTTTTTTGAGTCAGCTGTTGAGTCACTACTCATAGCCTCCTCCATAACTTTGACTAACTTAGGTAAGTCTTGTACCTCTATTAGTCCAAGCCAGTCGTCTACACTCAAGTTAAATTCCATCCCTTGAGCTGCGCAGCCATCTACTACGAAGTAGTAAATAAGCTCAGGTATTAGAGTAACATCTGAAGCGTCAACTTCAACTACTTTTATCCCTGTTGCCTTCTCAAAGTTTCGCCATGCTCTAAGCGTAGCTTTTACGGGATAGCTTTTATTATCGAGTGTAATATTCATTATGAGATAACGCTATATGCTATGCTCTCGACGAGTTGTACCGTACAAGAGAATGAAGCATTATCCTCCACTCCGCCAGTAAGGTCTAGAGCTGTTATGTATCCCTTAGCTACATACTCCATATCTCCAGCGTTGGGCGTTGAGCCTGAGCCTACAATTTGAGTTAGTTTGATATCTAGCTTTGTCTTGTCATTTTGAAAGTCGAAGAGCTCATGCACTCCGTTAGTAGCATCGTTAGCAAACATCCCAGAAAAAGACATAGTTGCCTCTATCATACCAGGTAGTAAGCTTTTATATCCCGCGTTGGATTTCGTTGTTGTATCACGAAGATCTAAGTTAGTAGAGATAGAGCAATCTGTTAAATTATCTACCATTACTAAAGTTCCATCCTCTTCTCCTAAAGTTACTTTAAGATTAGAGCCGTTAATTATTCCTGTTGTTTCAGCCATTTTTTTTAGTTTTTTTGTTTTTCTTTTTACGCCTGTCACCTCCGACAAGAGCAGTTATAATAATATCTATCCAGCCAAATATTTTAACCGCTTGACTGTCCGACGGTACGAGAGAGAAGATAGCCCTCGCTGCTATTAATAAGGCAAATAGTATGCTTTGCCAGTGGTTAATTATTAGGTCTTCCATTTATATATTTTTTATTCTTATTGTGTAGTCCTGAATAGCAGCCCAGAGCTTACGAGCTTCGTTAACATCCATTTGTTCATTAACGTAGTTAGTGCTCTGTATCTCTATCGTGTTATACGTTCCTGTCTTTCTATCTAGAGCAGCTCGTACACTCACCCCTAAATTAACTGCTTTATTATATGTATCCTGGAAGCCGTACACTTCTATATTCGCGGTGTCTATATCTCCGTTTGTATTCTTTGTCTCACTAGGTGAGTTACTAACTACAGAGTACACTACGTAAGGAGCATCTATATCTGGCGGGGCGAGCTCAGGGAAGATTTTATTTAAAACCATCTCTTCTATTGAGATACTTCCAATAGTAGCAACAGTTCCTCCGTCGCTATTTATCGTAAATCTATCGTTGTCAGTAACGGCTGTAAAGTACTCAGTATAAGTCCCATTGTCGGCTGCTGTTAGCGTTGGTCGCTCAGGTGAAGAGTTCCACGTTCTTCCAAATTTTAACTCAACGCTACCGCTTGTAATATCTAAACTCTCTATTTCTAATTTGTAGCTTTTACCTATTTCAAAAATAGTTCCATCTTGTATGCAACTTGAATAAACCGTACCGCCTCCGCTTGTATCAATTTCGCTGCTGTCTAAACTTAATCCGCTCGCATTAAAAGTGATACCTCCAACGGCTGACAAAGTCCACCCCTCGCCGAGTGGTAGAACAGAAATACTATCAAAATCAACTAAGTCGCCAACTGCTGCACTTGCTAAATAAAATCTAAAAGTAGAACTCGTTGATACAATATAAAATTCATAATCTTGCCAATCAGCCGTAAGAGCATTATTAGCTACTACAGTACCAAGTTCCCCATTATTGCCTATTGAACTAAAGGCACTCCCTTGAGCAGTCACGCCGTCTGCTTTTGTTCCTCTTACTCGCATAGTTACTTTATAACTTGCATTAAGCGTATGACCAAAAGTTGCATATAGAGCTGAGCCTTGAGCTAAGTCATAGGTTAAGCGCATAAATTCAGAAGCATTCCAACTTGGAGTTGCCCTATCTGTTCCAGTACTCTCAGCTATCTTCCATTGAGATATATCTGAGTTAGTGAAATTTGGATATGTTACTTCTTCCGTTCCCGTAGCACTAAAGTCACCATTCGTTACAAGCTCCGTTCCTGTGGGTGAGTAGTCCGTAGTATTAAACGGGAAGTTACTTTGTACGTCTGAAGATTGAGACAGTATGTTATATATCGCTTTCCCTACCTTCATAGATTCTTTATATAGTGTCCAAAGTTGCTTTTTAGAAGTTGTACCTCGTACTTTCTACTTCTGTTATAAGTTGCTTTTTGTCCTCTATCAAAAACGCCTGTGTTGCGTGTTCTATGCTTACCCCCAAAGCGCTCGTCAAAGTCTCCCTTTTCTACGATATGAGCATACCAGCCGTCATCGTATTTTTTAGTTTTACCTCTCTTACCTATAGATTTAGTTCTAGGCCCCGCAAGTATTGTATTCCTGTTTTTATTCGGTTGCCAGGTTCCGCTGGATCTCCTCAGCTGGCCCTTCTTAACCTTTAGAGTATCTTTCTTAGTTCTTACTGTTATATCCTTATCTAGATCCTTGATATTAGCCTTTAAATAATTGGCATATACCGCCCCGACCTTATGGCCTATCTCCTGAAGCTTTTCCGAATCTTTCACACTCCATTGAGCTAATTTATCTATGCGCCTGTTGAGCTCGCTTACTCCTGTAATTACTACGCTCATCAGTTCACAAGTAATTCAGTTATCACTCTGAGCTGCTCACTGCGCCCTACCTCCTGGACTCCTAGTATCTCATATATCTTTGAGTCGTAGCTTATCCTGTACGAAGGTGAAAGCAGCTCAACCTGGGAGCTGTTGCGTATCGTAAAGATAACCGATTGAAAGCTCACTACTTGCTCTCCACTATTGCGCTCACTAGCTGAAGGCTTGCGCTCTATAGCAGCCCACACTGTAGCATAGGTACCCCAAGATACCGTGCGCTCTCCGTAGTCGTTTACGGTTGAGGTAGGTTCCTGTAGTGTTACCCTTCTATCTAGTGCCCCTATATTCATTTTAAGTTAATGAGTCTATAAGGATTTATAATTGCTTTTACTCCTAGAGGAATCTCTATAGCTGAAGTAGAAGCTACCACAACAGCCCGTCTATTCTCGTAGTAGTGAGCTGCGAGCATCTTAATGGCGTGAGTTAATGGGGCGTTGATTTGATTCGTTACCGTTCCCGCTATCTCTACTCCTCCAAATCTGTCCTCCTCTACTGAGGGAGTGTCTAAGAAGTTTACTCTTAAGATACCTAGCTGAGTACCTACGTAATATTTGTCTGAAGATAGAGTAGTTAGAGCCTCCTCGTTTGGCTTATAATATTTTACGCTTGATACTGTACTAGCTGAGTACGGAGCTTCGATATTATAAAAAGTTTTTATTGACATAGTCCAGGTAGTAGCCACAAAGTGGCGGCCTGTATAGTCCTGTATTGATTGAGTTGCAGCGTCAATAATCGCTGTTATAGTTGTGTCCTCGTCTGAATGATCCACACGCAAAAATTCTTTCATATCTGCTAGAGATACAATATCTGTTCCTGTCGGTTGTGCTGCGTATGTAAAATTCATTAGAGAAGTATTAAGAAAAAAAGAGGGCGAGCGAGTGGCCCGCCCCCAATTTCATATTAGTATATCTTAGATTACGTTAGTAATAGAAGCGAAAGCTCCAGACTGACGTACATCTACGTCATAGAACTTATTTAAGTGTAGAGCTATCTGAGCTGTGCCAGCGTTCGAGTAAGGATCTACTAAGAGGTCTAAACCGCCGAAGAAAGCAAGAACTAAACCTTTAGCCCAGTCTCCAAATATGATATCCCCAGCATTCTCTGTACCATCTACTAGATTAGGAGTAGCTACAGCTGGGAAGCCGTCAAAACTTTGTCCTTTCCAGAAGGCGTCAATAGAAGATACAGTAGCTAAGTCTCTAGATACTTTCCACCCTGTAGGGCTCATAGCCCACTTACAGTCACTGAAGTTACCTCCAGCGGCTAGTACATCTTTCTCTAGCTCGAAGAGGTCTGCTGCTGTTAAAGCTGCTCCAGCTCCAGCTGTTTGCGTTGCTGCTGCTGCTTTAGCGAAAGCTGCCTTATCAATAGTCTCATTGATTCCAGCTGTTAGCTCACGAGCGATAAGCTGGTCAACTTGTGAGCCTCCTTGAAGGATAAGCTGCTTAGAGAACTTTGTCCTGTTCGCGCAACGAGTTGGGCTAAGTGTAAGCTCATCAAGTTCTAATCCTGATTCAGCATCAGCACTAACTTCAGTCGCGTCAGTTCCTACAGCTTTTTCACTTACTCTAGGAAATTGTAGATTGCCCGTTGCTCCATGTATTGTTGTAGCTCCTAGCTTCTCAATCATAGTTGGAGCTCTTAAAGCCTCTATTACTCCAGGTACATTAGTAGGTACATATCCTGAGCCGTCACCGCTTCCCGCTTGGAAGTCATCAGCTTCACCTCCGCGAAATAATGCCGCTTCAGGTATTCCAATCTGTCCTGTCATTTGTAAGCCTCTAGCTTGCATTTCACGCTGTGCCTCCTGAGCCCATTCTGCTTCTGCTCCCTCTAAGCCTTTACCTAGAGATACAGTATTGATAGCGCGAGATAGAGAGAAAGATCTGTTGATTTTGTCCATCTCTTTAGTCTCACTTACTGAAGTGCCTGAGAAATTAGCTTGGCGTGCTATCATTTCCTCATGGGCTGCACGGCGCTTAATCTTATTATCTAAGCGAGTTACCTCTTGCTCTAGATAGTCAGCTCTCTGCTCTTCTTCGTTTGTGAGCTCTCGCCCCTCTTTTTCTGTATTCTCGATAAGAGATACATGTTCTTCATAGTTTTTGCTACGAAGGGCTTTCATTTCATTCAAATTCATTTTTTTTAATTTTAGTTTTTTAACTGTTTCACATTTATTATTATCGCTGCTTTTTACTTCAGCTGTTCTAACTTCTTCTGCGGGCTGCTCCTCATCTCTAGCTACCACAGTCGCCTCACGAAACGCAGGATAGCAGACTGGCGAAACGTCCAATAACGAAGCCACTTGGTCAACGGACCGTGCGCTCCTGTCCTCGCTCCAGGTTTGCTCTTTAATTGTAAACGCAAACGAACTTTGAGAGATATCACCCCTTTGAATAGATTCGTATAGATCTGTCGCATATTGCTGGTTTCCTAGTTTTACTCTGTACTTTAATCCTACATCGTCACTTGTCAGCTCTAAAGAGCCTGATTTTGTCCTCCCAATTATTAATGAAGGATCGTGATTAATGAGCGCTCTACAGTCTAAATTCTCGTTATTTAAAACGTTGTCGAAAGCTCCTCTAGATATCGTTTCTTTGAAAGATCCTATATCAGCTTCAACGCCATATACAGCAGCGTAACCTTCTATTATGCGCTCGCCGTTCTCTTCTCTAGTTTCTAGAGTGCTATCATGCTTTGAGTAGTGAGCCGCCGTTAGTAGCTCGTTTCTT